AGAATACAACAAAGAGAAGTAGACGCTAAAAGATTACTTGAATTAGAACAGCTTATACCAACACTTAAAAGAGAAGATATAAGACTCCATGAATTAAAAGCTGAAAAATTAAAACTTGAAGGTGTCAATGTATACCCAGAAGCAGACCGTATAGCAAAGTTATCCCATTATCAACAGATTGGGTACATGCAGGAAAGACTGCGTAATGCAATGACCAGTTTCCCTGATAGTCTTAACTATCGGATGCAAAACGGTGAGACACCTTATCAGTTAAATGGTATAACTTATACAGCCAAGCAATTAAGAACGAATAATATAAATAGTTTACCTCTTAAAACAGCTTTAGTAGAAGTAGAAGCTGCTAAACTCCGTAAGGAGATGGGTCTTGATAAATTCAGCCCTGAACTATTAGAGTTAGTTGGTGTTAATAAAACTATAAATTCAGCTAAAGAAGCTTATTTAGGTAAGGTAAGAAAGAGATATACTATAGATGCTTCTGCTCAGACCCAAGCTCAGTCTGCATTAGCGTGGAAAAATAGTGCAAAAACTGGTGAGGATATACATCACTTCCTTGCAACTACAAATGCAACTGTAGATACAAATGGTGAGTTATTAGGTAATGAAGGTGCTTGGTCTGCTTTTATGAAGATAGCAGCTAAAGAAGGTATAGCAATGGGTGATCCTGGCTATGCTGATACTATTGGTAACCTACCTATACCACTTGAATTAGCTAGAAAAGTAGGTGCTAAACCTGGTACTACTTATGCTCAACATTGGCCTACACGATTCTCAAATCTTAAATCTACTATTAAGAAAGGTTATGTAGAAGCAACTAATGCAGAACTTAAGTTTCAAAAGGCTGCAGGTGTAGAATTAGAAGCTGAATTTATTAAAGCAAATAAAGAAAGACCATTATCCAACAAGGAAATAAATGAGTGGAAACGTAAGTTTACTGCTGTTGGATTACCTATACCAGCAGGTATCAATAAATATGAAACTGCTAGTGATAGAGATCAAGCAGAAGATGAAGCATATATTGATTCTCTTATGGCCAGTCAACAAGGCAGAATTACTAGAGAACAAGCTGAAAGTTTAAATCCTAAAGCTGTACATGCCAAAGGTTTATGGGATAAAATAGAGAAATGGGAAAAAGCGGCTCTTAAAGATCATGATGCTGAATCTAAAATAAAAGCCCATCTTGATAAATCTTTTACTAATATGGGTATTAAGGGTAATGAAAAAAGCCCTGCTTATGTAGAAGCTTTATCTAATGCTAAAGCTGATTATGCTCAACAGTATAATCGTTATATTGCTATGAATTATAGCAGTGCTGATGCTAGTTATTTAGCTTTACGTGGAAAACCTGGAGAAGCTAAAGATGAAAAAGGTCAGCCAATTTTAGGAGTAATGGGTGTTCTAACTGAAATAGAACAAAATGGTGAAAATAGTAAATATGTAGTAGCTGGTCAAAATGTCGAAAAAACTTTAAAACCTGGACATATTAGAGTAGCTCAAATACAGATGGCAAAGAAAGAAATATTAAATGATAAAAATGTTGTAACTACAAAAGTAATAGGTGGTGATTATGGTCATCGTCAAATTACTGCTATTAAAAATAATTTAGATGCTTATGGTCCTCAAGGACTTTTTATGGACCCAGGTGCATTACAATATTATAAAGGAATTGCACGTGGTAGAAATCCTAGAGAAGGAGGATTCTGGGGATTAGTAGATGCTCAATTAAAAGCTATAGGACATAAAGGATTAAATCCTGCAAGTCGTCCTGCTATATTATCTCTTACTACAGGTAAAGACGCAAATGGTAACCTTATATCAGATAGGCGTGGGCATTCAGTTGTAAATAGAAGAATTGCAGCTGCCACTAAATATCCATCAATTAACAATAATTTATATGTACTAAACATGTTACAAGATGAGGTAAATTACGGGCAGACTCCAGTTTCAGTTTGGGATCAAAAAGAGAATCTTAATCCTTGGTTAGTTGGAGGTACGGCATAATGGATGAATTAACTTTTGACCCTAACCTTCCTGGTAATACTGATTCTTCTAGTAAAATTGAAGGATTAGATGATCATGTAGAAGAAATTAAAAGGGCATATCCTGAACAAGATTTAAGGACACCTTTAGAAATAGAATCTGAACAACAATCACAACCTGAAACTCAACCTACAGCTCAACCACAAGATCAAGTTACGGAAGTCGCTACACAAGTAGCAGATCAAGTGGGTCAACAATTAGGTATAACTACACAACCTGAACAAACACAAACTTATCAACCCGAAGTACTTCCAACTCAAGAGAATGTTCAATATGGAGCTGAAGATGAGGATTTTACACAAAACAAATTCTCTCAATATATAGACCCTACAACTGGGGAAATACCTTTTGCAGTTTTACAAGCTGCTGGAGTAAGTGAAGATCTGATTATGCTTACTAAAGCACAAAATGATTATACTCCTTTAGAAAAAAGTACTTGGGAAGATTTTGATAAAAATGGTGGTGATAGTAATTTAGAAAATGTTTACAATACATTTGTTAAAATCAGAGATACACCTGAACTATTAAAAAGATATGACCGTAACGGAGATGGTGAGTTCACCATATCTGATTGGTATGATATGTCTAGATATAATGCTGAAGTCGGTATGACTCCAGAACAAGAACGTATAGATACAGAAAGGTGGTTAAATGATTTACAAAACAAACATTTAGGTCAACGTGTAGCAGCTTTCTTTGGCCATGAACCAATGGCTAGATATGTACACCAACGTAGAAAAGGTGTATTAGGACCGAGAGATGATTTAGATGGTGAGCAAATGAGAGCTAGTGCTGTAGCAGGATTTAGTGTTACAGCTGAAAATATTCTTTCCGCACCTGAAAAAATAAAAGCAGGTTTTGAATCAGCTGCTAATGATGATGATCCAGATACATGGTTTGATTGGAACGCCATGGAAACTACAGATGCTGTTGCAGATGATATAGTATTAGGTCATAAGAATCCTATGTCTAAATCATTTATGATTAATCGTCCAGTTAAACGTGTTTGGAGTGATCCAGTTATGTTTGAACTTGGAAGATATGCACCTGTCATTGCTACAAGTTTTGCACTGCCTGGAGGATGGACATCTATAACAACAGCTGGTAAAGGTCTTACAGCTAAAGGACTCGCAACTGGAGCATTAACAACTGGTAGAGCTTTTGGTGTAACTTGGGCTACTGAAACTATCCCTGCTAATATATTTGCAGATTTGAATCATTCTGCTATGCAGACTTTTTATAATACAAATAAACAAGCACAACAATTAACTGCTAAACATCCAGAATTACATATTGCTGGAAACCAAATGGCTTATGGAATAGAAAGTCCTTTCAGTCGTAAATTAGAATTTATGCGTGGTGAAATGACTTATGAAGCTGGTTTCTTATTAGGTGGTAATATATTATTTAGAGGTGCGGGTAAAGGTTTAAAATGGTTATCTGAAGCTAATTGGAAACAAACACGTACAAGTACAAAAGCAAGACCAAGAAAGCCTTTAGATGTAAATGATATTTTAAACAGACGTAAACAGGTATTAGATGACATAGCAGACGCTGGTGAAGACCAAATGAAAATGGCGGCTGAAGGTCCATCTAGTAAATGGAATAATGTCGATGCTACAGATGCTGAATTAGATTCTGCATTTGGTGGTTATAAAAATATTAAAACAGTTTCAGGTCAAGGTACTGCTGGTATACGAAGTGATATTTATGATGTTACAAATCAATTTAATGAATTAAAAAATCAAATAGGTATAGAAGGTGGTACTTTAGATGAGTTATTTACTCCTATAGAAAAAGCAGATTTTGCTAAGAATGGTATACCTGACCCTTGGTTCTTAAAACAAACGGATGAACTTGTAAATAATGCAGACTTTGCTGCCGACTTAAAAAACTTAAATCCTTTAAATCGCACTTTAGGAAATATTGCTGATGATCAATTAAAAAATATCCAAGAAGTTTTAGGTCGAGATGCAGGAAGTTTATCTCCAGAAGAATTCTGGGGTAAAGCATTTACTGATATGTCCATAAAAGCAGGTGAGAAATTAGATAATATAAAAGGTTTTGTTATTAAAAACTTACAAGTACAAGATGCTGTAAATAATTCATTACTTAGAAGATTAAGAGATTACGCTGATGCTACAGGTGAACAATTAGGTAAAGCAGATATCTTTGCTAAAGATGGTCCTATGAGTAATATAGCTAGGAATTTATCTATAGGTTTATCACAAGTTAAAAAAACTCAATTCACTTGGGATCTTGCTGCTAAGAGAATGAAAGAAACTGGTGGTGAATTAACTGAAGATATGGTTCGTGAAATCAATGAAACTGTAGCACAAAGATCTTCTAAACTTAATCAAGAAACCCAAGATGGTGTACGATTAGTTATGCAAGTAATGGAAAATAGTGATGATCTCGAATTAGCTGAAGCTATATTAGATGTATTTAAAGTATCAAATGATATCCATAACTGGAAAGATTTCGATGCTTGGATGAGGCAAAAGATTACTGGTGGTGAATTTAATGGTAAGGTTAAAACAGGTGTATTGATACATGAACTTCAAGGAGTCATGGTTAATAGTATTCTAAGTGGTCCAAAAACTCCTCTAAGAGCTATTCTTGGTACAACTACTAATTCTTATCTAAATGCTATTAATGAGGCAGCTGGTGCTATTTTAAGATCACCTTTTACAAATGACATAGCAAGTAGAAAAGCTTCTATAGCTAAGTTAAAAGGTATGTTTGAATTAGTTCCTGAAGCTTTTACTGTATTTAGGAAAAATTTAAAAGCTAAATTTAATGCAGATTTATCTGATATAAGAACTAGATACTCAGAAGCACCTACTGGTCATGATCAGAATTGGAATCTATATGCAAAATGGACAGAACAAAACGGTACTATTGGTGATAAAGCCGCTTTCTATATAGCTAATGTAGCTAGAAATTTAAACAATAACAAATTACTTAGTTGGTCTCCACGTGCTTTAGCGGCTACTGACGATACATTTAAGTGGTTAATGGCTAGAGCTAGATCTAAAGAAATTGGAATGAGACAAGCTTTAGAAGTTGCTGGAGATGGACATACTAAATTCTCTCCTGATCTAATGAAGCAAGCTGAAGATATTCATTATAAAAATCTTCTAGATGCTGATGGTAATATAGATCTTAAGAATGATGCATGGTTAGAAAAGCAATTTAAAGAAGTAACATTAACTTCTGAATTAAATGGCTTTGCTAAAAAATTAGATGAATTAATGAATTCTACTCCATTAGTTAAACCTTTCTATTTATTTGCTAGAACTGGTCTTAATGGTTTAAACCTTTCATTTAAAAGTGCTCCATTATTAGGTGCATTACATAAAGAATCAATTGATATCTTAAGACATTCAGGTGATGATTTTACATCTTTATTTAAGTATGGTATTGAAAATGCAGATGATTTAGCTAATGCTAGGAATTTATTTGCAGGAAGACAAGCTGTAGGTGCTGCTACTGTAATGGGTATTAGTGGTATGTATATGGCTGGTCAATTAACTGGTAATGGTCCTGCTGATAAAAAACTAAAACAAAGTTGGATTAATGCTGGTTGGAAACCTAACCATATATACATAGGTGATGTAGGATTTGATTATAGATCCTTAGAACCCTATAATGTTATTTGGTCATCTATTGCAGATATTGGTGATAATATAGAATTAATGGGTAGTGAATGGGCTGAAAAACGTTTACAAGCTGTTGCGTTTGTTATAGGTAGAGGTTTGACAAGTAAAACTTATATGTCTGGTTTAGATCAGATGATGCAAGTAGCACAGATGAAACCTGGATCTTTAGATAAAACAGCTGCTAATATATTAAATAATAGTGTACCTCTTGCAGGACTTAGAAATGAATTTGGTAAATGGATAAACCCACACATGAAAGAATTAAATTCTGATATGGGTAGTTCTATTAGAAATAGAAACCAAGCATCTGAATTCTTAGCTGGAGAAGATCAGTTACCTGATAAATATGATATGTTAAATGGTAAGCCAATTAAAAACTGGAATATTATTGGTAGATCATTTAATGCTGTATCACCTGTTGCATTAGATATTAGAAATGATACACCTGGAAGAAGGTTATTATTAGATAGTAACTATGATCTTAAATCTACAGTCTATTCTTATGGTGGTTATTCTTTTGTTAAGAGTCCTAAAGTAAGAAGTGAATTCCAAAGAGAAATAGGTTCAGTACCTATAGAAGTTGGATTTAAGAAATTTAAGAATGTAGAAGAAGCTTTAAACTATCTTGCTACTAGAGATGATGTTAAAAAATCCATGGCTAAAATGCAAGCTGATGGTAAGAATCCAGCTAATTGGGATATAGATCCAAACAATTATCCACACAATACTCTGATTGATAATGTAATGAATCAGGCTAGGGCTAAAGCTTTTGCTAGGTTAAACCAACCTAATCACCCAGGTAACGCAGCTTTAGAAGAATTAAAGGCGGATAAGGATGGCTTAGATTCTAAAACTAGAAATACTAGAGAAGAAATTATTAATCTAAGTTTTCCAAATAAACAAATAGAGCAATTCCCTAAGAACTAAATGGCACATACAAAAGTAACAAAAACCTACTCCCAAAATACAGGAGCAGCAAATACATTTAGCTACTCTGGGAGTTTTGATGTATTTAAAGGTACAGAAGTACAAGTAGAACTAGATAACGTACAGTTAACATTCACAGCTTCTACTATAAATGATTCCGCCCTTTCCCCTAGAGAATATAGTGTAGATACTTCAGCTAAGACTGTCCATATTGGTGGTGCTGATTTGTCTAGTGGTACGATAGTAATCAGACCTGTAACAGATATGGGTGCTCCTACACCAAGGGCTACCTATGCCCCAGGTTCATCTATAACGTCAGAAGATCTTAACAATAACCAACTGCAGTTAATGCGGAAGGCTATGGAGTATGACGAGCAGAAGCTTTCTTCTCTTGGTGGTACGATGACAGGTCACCTGACAATGGGTGAAGACCAAACAATTATATTTGAAGGTGCAACAGATGATGGATATGAAACCACTCTTACAGTAGCAGATCCTACAGGTTCTGATAAAACTATCACTCTTCCTAATGTAACAGGAACAGTAGTAACGACTGGAGATACAGGATCAGTAGCCACAGGAATGATTGCAGCTGATGCTATTACTGGAGCTAAAATAGCCGATGATGCTTTAAATTCAGAACACTATACAGATGGTTCTATTGATGCAGCTCATCTTGCATCTAGTTCTGTAACTACAGCTAAGATAAATTCAGATGCTGTTACAGGAGCAAAGATAGCCGATGACGCTATTGATTCAGAACACTATACAGACGGTAGTATTGATACAGCACACATAGCTGACAGTCAAATAACCTCTGCAAAGATTGCTGATGGTACAATTGTAGCTGGTGATTTAGCATCTGACTCAGTTACGACTGCTAAGATTACAGACGGCAATGTAACAACTGCCAAGATAGCAGCTGACGCAATTACTGCAGCTAAGATAGCTGACGATGTAGTTAATTCTGAGCACTTTGCTGCAGGATCTATTGATACTGAACATATAGCAGATCTTCAAGTAACAACTGCTAAGATAGCTGCAGATGCAATTACTGGAGCTAAACTAGCTGATGACGCTGTAAACTCCGAACACTATACTGATGCTTCAATTGACACTGCACATATTGCAGATGGACAAGTTACAGCCGTTAAAGTAGCTTCTAATGCTGTTACGACAGCTAAGATTACAGATTCTAATGTAACTACAGCAAAGATAGCAGATGATGCTATAACCATTGCTAAGGTAGGTTGTGAACAAACAACTATCTCTGACAGTGATTCACACATTCCTACATCAGGAGCTGTTGTTGATTATGTTGCTGCACAAATCGCCCCTATTGGTGGTCTTGAAGTTATAGCAGATGAAGATAATTTCCCCTCTACTCAACCAGCTTCTGGTGTTGTAATATCAATTGCTGATGCAGCTGGTATTGTTGTCAGTGGAAGTGGATCTTCTACTACTGCACGTACAGCTGGTAATGGATCTGATAACGTTACTATTAATAACTTCCCTTCTAGTCTTTATAGTGAAACACTAGCTAGTGGAAATGGTTTAATGGTAACTTCTACTGGATCAAGTAATGTATATAATTATCATAAACTCTTAGCATCTGAATCTGATGTCAAACAGTTATCAGATGATATAAATGACTTTAATAGTAGGTATCGTATTAATTCTGGAGAACCTGGATCTAATAATGATGAAGGTGATTTAGTATATGATACAGCTGCTAATAAGATGAAGGTATATGATGGATCATCATGGGGTGAAGTAACCTCAACTGGTGATTTTAAATACCTTGTAATGACAAATGCAGGTACAACTAATGCTGCTACTTTAAATGGTAGTAATGTTACGTTTGACCTAAAAGAAACATCAACCAGTGGTAGTGCAGCTTCTGTAACAAGTGCAGCACAACTTATGGTTAGTGTTAATGGTGTAATTCAGAAAGCTAACACAGGTACAAGTGCATCAGGTTTAGATGGATTTGTCATGGCTGATGCAGATACTATTACATTCTGTGCAGCTCCTGCTAGTGGAGATGATATATTCATTGTACAATTTGGTTCTGCTTTATCACCTGTTACACCAGCTGACGGTACAGTTGTAGCTGCTAAGATAGGTAGTGGAGCTGTAACAACAGCGAAGATTGCTGATGCTAATGTTACTACAGCTAAGTTAGCTAGTGACGCAGTTACAGGAGCTAAGATTGCAGACGATGCAGTTGATTCCGAACATTATACAGACGGTTCAATTGATACAGCCCATCTTGCCGCAGATGCTGTTACTGGAGCAAAGATTGCAGACGATGCAGTTGGTGCTGAACATATAGAAGTACTAGATAGTCACTTACAATTAGCAGATAATTGTAATGTAAAAATTGGAACAGGTAATGATCTAGAGTTATACCATAATGGAACGTATAGTTTTATAAAAAATGCTACAGGTTCTTTAACTCTTCAATCTCCAGGACTTATTCAATTACTTAATGCAGATGCTAGTGAATATTATATTGAAGCAGTAGAAAATGGAGCCGTATCGCTATATTATGATAACGGAAAAGTTTTTGAAACTACCTCTTCGGGCGCAAAGGTTAATGGAATATTAGAATGTACTAGCCATGTAAAACTAGGAGATAATGATGTATATATAGCTGGTGCTGGAGATGATCTACAGATTTCACATAATGGATCAAACAGCATTATTAAAAACACTACTGGCACTTTACAGATAACGGCTGATAACTCAGAATTTGTAAATGCTGCTAATTCTGAATACAAAGCAAGGTATATAAATAACGGGGCTGTAGAACTCTACCATGATGGTTCACTCAGATCATACACATCAGCCAATGGTTTTCAAGTTAAAAAAGCAAGTTCAGATGATGTAGAATTTAGATTAGTCAATACTCAAAATACTACTGCTGGGGCTACTAATACTATTTTATCTGAACATGATGCTAGAACTACAGCCAAGATAGTATTTGGTCGTAATAATGATGCTAACGATTTTAGTGCATCAGCAGGTTCGACTCAAGGTGATATTCAGTTTCATACAACAGCTAGCGGTACTTTAACCGAGCATGGAAGATTTATTAACACTGGTTATTTTCATGTTTGTAATGACGGTAACTTTGTAGATTGTTCTGATTCACATGCAGCTAGAAGCACTAATGCAAGTTGGGCTTTTAGAGCAGTTAATTCTCATGCTTCTACTCCTTACGGAGTCCATGCGTATTTTAATAACTCAGATCCCGATACTGGTAACTATCCTTTCTTTCTAGGTCAAGATCAAACAACAACTAGATTTAGAGTACAATCTAACGGAAATGTTGAAAACCATGACAACAGTTATGGATCGATATCTGATATAAAATTAAAAGAAAATATTGTTGATGCTGGATCGCAATGGGAGGATATAAAAGCAATTAAAGTTCGTAATTTTAATTTTAAAGCAAGTAAATCTAAGAAAAAACTTTTAGGTGTAGTAGCTCAAGAATTAGAAACTACTTCACCTGGATTAGTTGTTGAAACTCCTGATGAAGATTTAGATCATAACGACCTTGGTACTACTACTAAGTCTGTTAGATACTCAATCTTATACATGAAAGCAATTAAAGCCTTGCAAGAAGCTATGGCAAAAATAGAAACATTAGAAACAAAAGTAGCTGCATTGGAGGCTAAATAAACTATGGCAAACTCATTAACAAAAATTAAAACAAATGCGTTAGCTGATGATGCAGTAACAGGTGCTAAGATAGCAGATGATACAGTAGCTGAAGCTAATATGGCTAATGATGCTATCGGTTTAGCTGAAATAAAAGCTGGAACTGATGGTCAAATATTAACATTTGATGCATCTGGTAATCCTTCTTATGTGGGACCAGGATCTGATGGACAGGTCTTAACTTCTACAGGAGCTGGATCACCTCCAGCTTTTGAAGATGCAGCTTCTGGAGTAGGTGGTGCAACAGGTGTAGATTTTAATGATGATGTTTATATTAGACTTGGTACAAGTAATGATTTAAAAATTTGGCATAATGCAGGTGCTAATAGTTACATTAGAAACGAAAGTGGAAACCTTGTTATTCAATCCAATTCTGCTGGTGATGACGCTATAGTTTGCATTCCTGACGGAGCCGTAGAACTCTACTATGATGAAGCTAAAGTTTTCTACACAACAACAGCAGGTGCAATAGTTAAACGCCCTTCAGGTGGTGCAACAGAATTTTCAATTTATGGATGCGAAGGAAATAATGCAGAACTAAGGCTTATATCTGATGATGGAGACGACAACGACGATTTCTATAAATTAGTAGCAAAGACTAACCATGATTTTGCTATTGAAAACTTTAGAAATGGATCAAGTTGGGAAACTAATTTAACTTGTACTGGCGATGGGGCTGTAGACCTATATCATAATGGCACTAAGAAATTCTACACAGATTCAGGTGGTGCTACTGTTGCAGGTAACTTAACTATGGCATCTGCTGGTGACGGTATTAACTTTGGTGCTGATTCACATGCCACTGGTGCAACTTCGGAGCTTTTGGACGATTATGAAGAGGGCTCATGGACACCAAACCTTAGTACAACTGCAAGCACAACTTCACATACTCAATCAGTTCAATTTGGTGCATATACAAAAATAGGTAACATGGTATTTTGTGAGTTTGCAGTTACCTGGACTAATTATTCAGGTTCTGGAAATCTGATGCTGCGTGGTTTACCATTTACTGCTAAGAATGATAGTAATTGGACTGCATGTGTAAATATTTCAACAGTAACAAATTTTGGATACGGTGGATCTGATCAAGTAGGAATTGTAGAAGCAAATAGTACTAATATTTATTGGAAATATCATGATTCAAATGGATCACATCAAATTTCTGTCGGAGCAACTCAAACATCAGGTCAAGTTATAGGATCGTTCCATTATTATACTTAATTAAATCATGGCAATTACAAAAGAATTAACCAACGATAAAATTGAAATCGTTAACAAATGGAACATTCAAGTAAGAACTGCAACCGTTATAAAAGAAGATGGTAAAGAACTTACCCGTTCCTTTAATAGAAAAGTATTAACACCTGGAACACTTGATGCAAGTGATAACCTAGTTGATACAAATATATCGGGCGAGGACGCAGATGTTCAGGCAATCTGCAATGCTGCGTGGACTACTCAAGTCAAAGCAGACTACAAAGCATTCTTAATTGCAAATAAACCTTCCTAACCCTAACCTCCCTAAGCCCATAGACCTGCCTAGGATCGAGCTGAAGCCCCCTTCAGCCCGTATACCATCATATCGCCCCATGGTGATCCCTCCGGCTGATCTAGAGGCTCCTGAAGAGACTAAAGCAGATACAAAGGAAACAACAGAACAACCAGCTGCACCAAGTATGAAGATACCTGTAATTGATATACAGATGCCTTTACCCACTGCAGAGGTTGTTACAACTGCTACATATGCTGCTGTTGCAGCTGTAGCCACTACAACATTAGCCACTCCATTCTTTGATCAAATAAAGAAAAAACTTACTAAATTCCTACAAGGCAAGATAAATAAATGGAAGGAAAAACGGAAGAAAAAAAAGGACTCCTCGGAAAGCTGAAAGATGCTGCAGAGGATCAAGAACACCAAATCCAAATTCTTGGTACATTTGTCAGACTTGGCGTAGTAGTTTGGTCTGGCTTTATTATAACAATGAATTATGTGGAATTACCAATGGTTAAGAAATCTGGTAACTCAGATATCACGTTTGTTGCTTCGGTATTTACTGGAGCACTTGCCACTTTTGGTTTGACTACTGGTAATAAAAACGGAAGTAAACCCGTCAATTGTCCAATGGTAAAGAAAAAGGAAGAATGAACAAATGGTTTTTACTCTTCCTACTGGCATCCCCCACGGTAGCGAGAGCAGAATTAGTGACCCCAAACTTCACCCAAGGGTCGATGAACAGTACAACAACAACGACCCAAGAAATCGTGGAGGAAATAACCACCACAACTTATGGGTCAGCATTGAACAAATGGTCAGGAGAAAATATAACACATGCTTCAGCAAGTTCTGGAGGTATAGCAGATTCAGATTCAATCTTTACTCTACATACAGCTGGAGATCCCTTTTCACTAGAGATAGTAACAAGGGCAGCCAGCCAAGTGTTATCCGTAACAGAAATAGAAAGAGAAATCGACACTACTTCTACTACAGTCTCCTTATCAGTCTTCTCTCAATAGCACCAGTTCGTGCTGAAGATGGCGAGACAAACAACACTTCAAACCCAGTAGCCGCTGCAACGGGCAATGTGACCAACCAGGCGGTACAATTTCAAAATAATGGTGCTCCATCTAGACAACACTATGGTCCAAACATAAGTTGTAATGGTAGTACCATGACTTTCTCTCCATTCTATATGGGGAACCATACGAAACCTTGGGACATCGATGAAGGTAAAATGACTCCTTCCAGCTATACTATGGCTGAAAACTGGGGTTTTCAAGTAAACTTTATGGTTCCTTTAGATAAGAGAGGATTAGAACGCTGCAGAGCAATGGCAGCTAGACAAGAAGAAAAAATGCGATTGGATTATGAATTAGTTCGTGCTCTTAAATGTGCAGAACTTCAGACTCAAGGTTTTATGATTCATCCTAAGTCTAAATTATATCCACTATGTGCAGATATAGTTCCAATTGCTTCATATTTAAAATCAACACAACCCCCAATCCCCAAGGAAAAACCTTGGTATAACCCATTTTAAAATAATGATCCTATTAATCAAGCCCATCCTATTCGCCTTCTTGAAGTCAGATTCAGTCAAGAAGCTTGTAGTAGATCTATTAGAAGCTTATGTATCTAGAACTGATAATAAGTTAGATGATCAAGCACTTAAAATTGTAAAAGAAAAACTATTCGCTAATTAATTATGGGATTACTAGACGGAACTCTAAAGCAAAAAATTGAAAGGCTAGAAAAGTTAACTTCACCTAATCAACGTGGAGCTGGTACTAAACAACTTCAAGATTCTATTGATAAGTTAAGAAACAACATTAGAATGAGTGCTGATGCTTCAAAAGCAAAACCTAAAAAACGAATTAAAAAGAGCGACTTAAAGAAAAGGTACGCATAATGGCTAATAAAAGAACTGGTCAAGATTTTCTTGATTTTAAAGAAGGTATGGATGCTATAAAGCGGAAGAAAAAAGGCAAACATACGAACAAATCTACTCAAGATTTAATAGACCAGTTAAAAGAAAGCGGTGACTGGTAATGAAAGCAACAGAAAAACAATTCCATGAACTACATGGTCTTGTTACAAATGAATTCCTCACACGAATTAAAACAAAAGAAGCTACCACACAGGACTTAAAAGCTGCCTGTGATTGGTTAAAAGCCAATGATATAAGTGGTGTAGCATACGAAGGAAACCCCCTAGACAAGTTAAATCGGATAATGCCAAAGGTAGACCCTGATCTTGTTAATCGGAGGTTATATGGCAAAAGAAGCTAGATATGCCAATGGTGGAAAGAAAACCACCGCTAAACGATGGATGCAAACGGAGAAAGCTAAAAGAATTAGACGGAATGCTGATAACTTAAGAAACTCTTTAAAACGTAAAGGCATCAAACAACCTCCAGGCACAGAAGCAGGGCATAACGTAAATGGCTCTGGTAAAAATGGTTGGGAATCGGTAGCTAAAAACCGAGCTGTCGAAACAAAAAATAAAAAGAAACTTAAACGTTACACTACTTAATTATGGCTGAGAAAACAAAAGCTCCTAGTAAACACCATAAATGGGATGCAAAAAATAAAAAGTGGGTTTTAAAATCGTTTGAAGAACGTCAAAAAGGTAGACCTTTCTATTTACAAGGTAAGGACAATCCTATTCGTGTAATACATGATAATATTCGTAATGCTAATGCAGCTAAAGAAGTAAGAAAAAAAGATTCGTTAAAAACAAATAACAAATCTAATAATACTAAATCTAACACAAAAAAGCAAATGGCAACTTGGCGGGTTGATTCAAAAGAAAACGCTAAACTTCAAGAGCAATTTAAAAAAGGCGAAAAACAAACTTATAAAAAAGCTGGTTCAAAACAAACCGATCAACATAAGAAGAAAAAGATGCATGCCATTGAAAAACGTAATCGGGAAATTCATAGTGATGATAAAATTGATGCATTAAAAGAAAAACATCGTAAATGGAAAGCTGATAGAAAAGCAAAAACACCATTAGAAAGACGTAATGAAAAACTTTTAAAAAAAGGATTAAAAATTCCTAAATCAAAAGCTACTCAAGGTAAAAATATACCAAGCAATCCTAAAGGTATGCGTCAAACAGGTGTAGGTAAAACAGCAAAGGATTTAACTAGACATACTAAGAAGAAAAAGAAATCTTTTGGTGAGAAATTAGCTGCTTCATTCGATTAGGAGGTATATATGGGAATAGGAAAAAAAGCTGCTCAACCTCTTCTAGATGTCATTGGTAAACGAATTACAAAACCTTTAGGTATTTTTGTAGAAGAAGCTGTACCAAAAGTTGATATTCCAACCCTAGTTAGATTATCAAAAGAAGAACCTCCAAAGTTTGATACATGGTTAAAACGTACTAATGATTATGTTAATGGAGAACCAGGAGGAGGGTTAGAAGCTGCCAATTTAGTAGATGAAGCTAGAGCTGCACATCAAGAAATAGATTTAAAAGGTCAGGTGTTAGCTCAAAAACATCATGATCCTATGGAAATCCCTAAACAACCTAATATTATATCTAATGAAGGTGTCTCCTTTGATTATGATAAAATAGTTGCACGTAAAGGTTTTGACATGGCTGAAGCTGATGAATTGATGCAAACTCCAGAAATGCAAAAAGCTTTTAGTGATAAACAAGCTAATATTCAAAGTTCTTTTGAGGCAATTCAAAAACAATTAAAACGTAATGAATTGCCATATGGAACTGAAGGTGCTTTTAAGAAACAAAGTAGGTTTGAAGGTGCCCATAGTACAGCTGTAAGAGCATCTAGGGATGCTCAATCAGGAGCACCAACAGGTGCAGTTGATGATATATTAGGTGTTCAAGCTCAACCTGGGTATGGGGTTGCAAAAGGTAAAACAGAAAAAACTGCATATAGAGAAGGTAAGCTTGGATTTAAACCTGATAATAAAGGTAGATTAATGAATCTAGAGCAACATCATGCAGCATTTCCAAATGCTGAAGGTTCTGCATTAATGGAACAACAAGCAATTAAACTTAATCCAACTTTTGAACTTGCTATACATCGTTATGTTGCTAGAAAATATGATGCAGCATTTGGAGCAGCCGCTAAAAATCAAGCAAATCTTCCTTATGATGTACATCAAGAAATGCTACATAGATGGTTAGAAAAGTTTAATTTAGAAGATTATTGGAGAAATAAATTAAAAGCTAATCCCCAAATGTCACCTGCTGAAATCATGGATAGTTTAGATGAATACTTTACAGAAATAGTTTATCCTACAATGGCTATGTTAGATGGTTGGATGGCTAAATCTAATCCTGCTAAATTTAATACAGCTGATGTTCGTATTCCTAAAAAGTTAACTGCTGATGCACGAAGATTTCTTAAAAATAAATTAAAAGAAAAACCTTATGATCCAACAGCTGGTGGTACTAGAAGTGCTGATGTAGCTGATGTTATGTTAGATAAATTTAGACGCCAAACAGATGATGGTAAAGGTATGTTCAATCTTAGAGTACCTACAGAAGGTATGAATTTATAACCATGGTAAGACCAACTAAAAAAGCAAAGCAACGTAAAAAAAAGACTGAAAAGAAGAAACAAACAAATAAGGAAAAGCTTCAAGCTTCAGTCCCTGGTGTTTTCTACAAAGGCTCAGGTAAAGATCCTGCAGTTAAAGAACTTCTAAAGAAACTTAAAAAAGATGGTGCAGATTCCCTAGATTCTAGTGGATTTGGTAACCGCTGGAAAGTATGACAGATGTAGTAACCGCCCTAAAAGATGATTTTAAACTCTTCCTACAAGCTTTATGGGAGGAGTTAGATCTACCCTCACCAACAAGAGCCCAATATTCCATAGCTGACTATTTACAACATGGACCAAAAAGATTACAGATCCAAGCCTTTCGAGGTGTTGGTAAATCTTGGATTACTGGTGCTTTTGTCTTATGGACCCTGTTCAAAGATTCTGAAAAGAAAATAATGATTATATCTGCATCTAAAGAACGTGCAGATAATATGTCAATCTTCCTACAAAAACTTATCATTGAAACTTCATGGCTCAAACATCTCAGACCGAAATCAGAAGATTCTCGTTGGAGTCGCATCAGCTTCGACGTCCTTTGTTCTCCTCACCAAGCCCCGTCCGTAAAAAGCGTGGGAATAACTGGACAGCTAACAGGAAGTCGCGCAGATTTGATGATTTTGGACGACATAGAGGTGCCTGGAAACTCCATGACGGAGTTAATGCGTGAAAAACTTTTACAACTCTGTACAGAAGCTGAGTCCATCCTTACGCCGAAAGACGATTCTCGTATTATGTATCTCGGGACTCCTCAGACTGTGTTTACTGTGTATCGTAAGTTGGCAGAGCGTTCGTACCGTCCGTTCGTTTGGCCCGCAAGATACCCCAAAAACCTTACAAATTATGAAGGATTAATAGCTCCTGCATTACAAGAAGACATAGATATGGGTGCCGAATCTGGCTCCTGTACTGACCCCGATAGATTTGATGATGATGACCTTATTGAAAGGGAAGCATCTATGGGACGTAGTAACTTCATGTTACAGTTCATGCTTGACACAAGCCTCTCAGATGCTGAGAAGTTCCCCCTCAAGATGGCTGATCTCGTCGTTACTTCTGTTAACCCCTATGAAGCTCCCGACTCCGTTGTATGGTGCTCCGACCCCAGAAACGTTATCAAAGAACTCCCCACAGTTGGACTCCCAGGAGACTACTTTTACTCTCCTATGCAGTTACAAGGTGAATGGTCGAAGTACACCGAAACAATTTGCAGTGTGGATCCCTCTGGAAGAGGCTCCGATGAAACAGCTGCCTGTTATTTATCCCAGAAAAATGGGTTCCTATATCTCCATGAGATGCGAGCGTATAGAGACGGTTACACCGATACTACTCTCCTCAATATCCTCCGAGGATGCCAAAAATACGGAGTTACTAAACTCGTTATCGAAACTAACTTCGGAGATGGAATCGTTGGAGAACTCTTTAAAAAACATCTTCAAAACACCAAGCAAGCCATTGATATTGAAGAAGTAAGAGCTAATGTCAGAAAAGAAGATCGAATCATTGATGCGTTGGAGCCAGTCCTTAATCAACATCGCTTGGTTTGTAATAGAAGCGTTATTGATTGGGACTACAATTCTAATAAGCAGGCAGCTCCGGAGGAGCGGCTTCTCTATATGCTTTTTTATCAGATGTCACGCATGTGTAGAGAGAAAGGTGCTGTCAAACACGATGACAGATTGGATTGTCTGGCCCAAGGCGTCAAGTATTTCACTGATGCTCTCTCCATATCCGCATATCAAACCGTTCAGTCAAAGAAAGCTGAAGAATGGATGGATATGATGGAAGAATGGAAGGATGACCCCCAATCCGCTGCTAACCACATGGTACTCGGCATGAATCTAGACCAAAGACAAAGAGCTAGAGGTATAGACCGCAAATCCAAGACACCAACTTGGATCTAGTCGAGTTCCACCGTATACAGGGAAAGGAAGGGTGGACCTCTCTCTGCGTTTAGAGGAAAATACGCTGTCTTCAGACAAACATGTCTTCAGACATCAATTTTCCTCTTCTCTATTATGATGTTCCCTTATTGAACATCCCTCATATATCTACTCTAACTTACTCTACCCTATATGAAACTATTCTTAGATACAGCTGATGTTAAATCAGTTAAAGCTAGACTTTCTACTGGACTTATATCTGGTATTACTACTAACCCTACTCTTATATTTAAAAGTGGAAGACATCCACAGACTGTATATCAAGAACTTATTAAGTTAGGTATTGATGATATTAGTATGGAAGTGATGGGGGATTCAGAAGATGAGTTGTTTAAGAATGCTATGGGACATGTCC